CGAAGATGCAGGAGCGCATGGCTCCGGTGAAGCAAGTCCACTCAGCACGGGCGACCTGGACTGGATAGATGAACGCAGTGGCAAGATGCTCACCGCCACAGAGCAGTTGGCGAAACTGAAGCTCACTCCTGAAGATTTCAAGAACATGCAGAAGATGGGACTAGTCTAATGGCAACAACACTCAGAAACTTCCCGCGCAAGCTGATGGAGAACATTGTCGAAGCAAACGGCAATGACCCGTCAAAGTGGAATCAGGAACTCCGCGATTTGTTCGATACCACCATCGAAGCGGAGTTGGTTTCCATTCCGATGTCCGGCAAGGTGGACAAGTTCCTGAATCCCGACTACCACTACTACTGGGCGTTTGACCGAGCCGAACGGCATGAGCGCGTCGAAGAGTTGCGTTTCGCCGGCTGGGAGTTTGCCAACACGAACGATGTGAAAATGTGCGCGGAGTCTAGCATAGTTGGCCGCAAGAAGGACAAGCCATCACGCGATGGCGGTGAAGGGTTCTCGGAAGAAATTCGTAGCGGTGATCGCCGTCTGATGAAACTGCCCATGAGCATCTGGCGTAAGAACAAGAAGGCGCAGCTCATGGCCGCGTTCCAGCAATCGTATCCGCAGGTTTATGGAAATAGCGGGCAGCCGATGGACGCTGCTTCCCTGATCCCCGGTTTCAAGACAGAGATGATGGACCCTGCCGCCATTGACGAAACACGGCGTCGGGCAAACCGGACCAATTCCGTAATGGCAAAGGAGCAATAAACACATGACTGCTTTCGCAGATGCAATCGAAGCGTACAGCGACCTTGGTGGAGCAATCTCCTTCCCGATTAACTGGCTCCCTGAAGAATCCGGTCAGACTTTCGTTAGTGGCGTTCCTGTGCAGGTGAATGGAACGGACGGTGGCGTGCAAATTTGGGACGGCTCGACGCTGACGGCAGGAATTGCCGGATTCTCCGTCCAAGCCGCGCAGAATTTGTCCACTACCGGAGCGGGAGCGGCATCGCCGTTTAGCCCGATCTTGGGACCGGGTTCCAACATCGGAAGTTACTCGCCAAACGCCACCCAATCCTCTGCCGTTGTGACGCCTCCTGGCGTGCCAATCTCCATCGGTCTTGCCGCTTTTGTAGTGGCAGCGCCGACAACGATTTTCATCGCCAAGATTGGCAACAACGGAGCGGCAACCGCAACCACGCAGCAGCAAGTCGGGGTGGCTTACGGACTAACGAAAGATGCTTCCAGCAGTTTTTGGTACGTGGATGTCAACAAGACTGGCGGCAACGCGGCAGTTCGCGTGGTTGGCCTTGCTCCGTGGGAAGCAGTTGGTACGGTTGGCGGGCATGTTTTGTTTATCGTTCTGCCGGCGGTTGCTCAGATCATCGCGTAGGTTGTTCAAGGAGAGCGCGTTTCTTATCAGCTACTTTATGGCACGGAGAACACAACCAAACTATCTCCAGCGGCTTACTATAGTCGTCATGGTGGGCATGCGGTTTGCACTTTCGGCCACAAAGAACGCAGTGGTCCGGACGTATCAATTTGCCATGTCGAACCGCGTAGTAAACGGCACTCTTTGCTATGCGGCGTTCAGGAAACTTTTCGTGATATTCCTCAATTATGTCCGCAAAGCGTTTGCGATTCTTAGCTCGCCACGTGCGGTTAGCTTTCGACACGTTGAGACGATGCCTCTCTCTGTTGTTTTCAACCCAGCGTTTCATGCGGTCATATTGTTCCTCTGCATGAGTCTCACGGTACTTGCGGTCCCGTTCCTTGTATTGTTCGAGGTGTGCAAGTCGGTATTCTCGGTTGTACCTCTTGCGTGCTTCAGGGTCTTTGAGTGGCATGGTTCCTATCATACCACAAATATACTGATGTCTGGAGGCTTTAATGGCCGGTAACATCATGATCCGTAACTCATTCCCGCCACTCTTGGCAGCTGGGTTGAGATATTTATTCTGGCAGGCCACCGACCTCAAAGAACATGCGCCGCAGTACACGCACTACATCAACGAAATGACATCGGAAGATGCCTACGAGATTGACTATGAACTCTCGGGCACCGGGCCGATGCCGATGATGCAGGAAGGCTCTGCGCCTGCGGCGGACGGCATCATTCAGGGTGGCACCAAGAAGTATGTGCACATCCAGTACGGCCTGCTGACCGAAGCCACGCGGCAACTTGTCGCTGACGACAAGTACGGGATCATTATCAACGTGCCGAAGTCTCACGCACGCTCCGCGCTGTACGCGAAAGAGGCCGTCTGCTGCTCGCTGTTTAACCTTGGTGGAACGTCAATCACAACCACCAACGGCGCGACTTTGTTCAATACTGCGCAGCCCTTGATGGGTGGGCCGATGGCAACCATGCTGGCCCCGAACATTTCGACCATCATCAATTCACCGGGCACCTACCCGAATCGGCCTACCCCGGATTCGGATCTCACCAACACTTCGTTGCAGCAAGCCGTCACCATGATTTCCCTGCAACCTGATGACCGTGGCATTCCGACTCATGTGAAGTCCAAGTATCTAGTCCACGCGCAGCAGAATCGGCGCAATGTGCGCGAGCTTCTCGGCTCTGGCGGCGTCCCCGGCTCGGGCAACAATGAACTGAACTGGATTCAGGGCGAGCATCTGACCGGGTTGGAATTGAACTATCTGACCACCCCGTTTGGTTGGGGATTGATTACCGACAAGGAAGGCCATCAACTCAAGATGTATGACCGCGAACCGCTGATGGCCGCGACAGACGACGATTTCAAGACGGAAGTTATGTTGTTCAAGTCCACGCAGCGTTTCAGCGTTGGCGCGACAACCTGGAGAGGGACATTCTGGAGCTACGGGACCTAAGAGGGTGAACTGATGACGCAATACGCGAACAGCACTTTTTCTCAGTGGCTCGATCAGTTCCGTCTAACGGGATTCCCGAACGGGATTGAGACGCAGGGCGTAGGTGTCGGGGCTGTATCTTATCAGCTTACGAGCGCTCAGTTGCTCGCTTTGCAGACCACTGCCGTAACTTTGGTCCCTTCGCCAGTGACAGGTGGGGGAATTTCTACGCCTCCAACCGGATTCTTGCTGTATCCAACCGCGCTAACAGCGGAATATGTCTACAATTCGACGGCCTATACCATCGCCAATTCTGACAACGCTTTCCAGATTGAGCATGTCGGCAAAAGCACGGCGCTACTTTCCTTGCTCGTAACTGGGTTGGTGGATCAGACGGCAAATACGATTGCCAGCAATTTGCCGACAACGCCCGGATCGAAGATTGCGACAACTAACTGCGCCAATCTTGGCCTTGAAGTGAAATTAATCGGGACCACGGCTGCGCTTACGCTCGGCAATGGGACCGTGAATTTGTACATGGAATACAGCATTATCTGTCTCTTCTAAGGGAGGAGCATTATGTCCGATTCATTGCTTCCGCTGGATTTCGCGGAAAAGTTTCCGAGTGGAAAATACAAGGCATTGCCGCAAGGCGGCGGACTCGTGGCGCTGCAACTGACGAGCGCCCAACTTCTCGCGCTCCAGACCACTGCGGTTCAACTTGTTCCCGCTCCCACGATTGGTGGCGCGTATCAGTTGTACCCAACGACTCTCTACGCGGAGTACGTCTACAAGACAACCGCGTACACAATCGGCAACGCCGACAATGCTTTTCAGATCGAATACACGGGAAAGACCACGGCCTTGATCTCCATGACCGTGACCAGCCTTGTTGACCAGACGGCCAGCACAAACTGCGTGGTCCAGGCGACAGTGGCAGGGTCCAAGATTTCCAAAGCGAACTCCAGCAGCCTTGGGCTGGAAGTGAAGTTGGTCGGAACGACTGCTGCACTGACTCTGGGTGATGGTGTTGTGAACCTCGTTTTGGGATATGATGCTATCACATTGTTTTAAGGTGGCGAATGCACCACAAAGTGACAATCTCGCAGGGGACGTTCGAAACGAAACCCCATCACGGCCAGTGCGCTTGCGGCGTTGCAGGAGATTTTTCTTCGTACCGAGAGACTTACGATTGGGCCGTCCACCACTGCGCGAGATTGTCCACCGGAATTTCCACTAGCGAATTGCCCCCTGCCCCCACAGAGCCATCCGATTCGGAGGCAGCCGCCCCTGTCTCCGAGTCTGATGGTTCAAAAAAAAACGAAAGCGAAACTTCTTTTCAAAATGAAACTCTAGGTGAAGCATGATTTGGAGAGGATGCGGAGATTTTGTTTACGGAACGAGTATGCGGACCAACTATAAGTGGCCGTTGGAAGATATGTCGTGGGATAACGGTCTTTTGGTCTGCAACTGGGAGAAGGACGGAGCGATAAACGGGGCTTTTGAATTTCGCGTGGCAAACGAAGCATCGCGGGACCGGGGAGAATTGCAACCGGACCCGAAGTTAATCAACCCCGTGGACCCCAGTCAGCAACTTTTCAGTTTGCCGGCAAGTGCTGGAGGATTGTAAGTGGATATTTCCGGGAATCCGTGGAACTTCAATGCCGCCGACCAAGCGACTTCGTACCCTATCGCTTCGATTGTCCGCAACGGTCAAGGTTCTGCTCTCGTCACAACTTCCGGTACGCACGCATTGGTAGTAGGGAAAAACATTTCTTTGCAGGGAAATATCCCTGGAGGATGGAATGGCGGGTATCAGGTCGCGGAAGTGCCATCCAATACCACTTTCTTAATCGCAATTCCTCCGCAGCAATCAACACTAGCAAATGCCACGGGCTTTGGTTACGTTTTGACGGCAGCGTATATGCAGCAGGTCGAAGTGACGCAGATGATTTGGGACAGTCCTGCGGCCAGCGGAGTTCTTCTTGTTACTGATTTGGTTGGACGTATCTTGTGGAATCCAACGGCCCCTAATTCGGGTGGCTCGCTGACGTACATGAAGTCCTTCCCGATTTCTGGATTGGTGCTGAATCAAATCGGCAGCGGAACGTTGCAAGTTTCGGTTTAGGAGAGGAAGAATGAAGAAGTCAATACTACCTATTCTGCTTTCGATCGCTCTTGTATTTGCTGTCGTCGGCGTGGCAGGACTTCAGGGGCAGCAAGCCCAGCCTGCTCAAACTGTGCAGCAGACAGGGACTCGCGCTGACGCCGCGACTATCTGCGCTTCGAGCGCGACCACGGCTGGCGTGCTGACCTTCACGCCCCCTGGATCGCAGTATTTCTATCTCGCGGAACTCGACGTGCAAAACGTGGTTGGTGCATCGGCGGTTACAGCGGCAGCCGCAACCACGTTGGTAAGCGCGAATATTTCCGGCACGCCGACCTGGACACTGGCGAGCGGAACAACGGCGGGAAGCAGTACACAGGCTTTTTCCGTTGCTTATCCCACAGGATTGAAGTCCATATCCCCCTCCAGTGCGGTCACAATCACGCTTCCGACTTTTGCGACAAACCAGGTGATTCGCGTTAATGCGTGCGGGTACTACGGATACTAAAATGAAAAACAAACTTCTTGTCATTCTGACCGTCGTTTTGTTCATCGTGGGAATCAGCGCGTTCCGCGTTCGTGGGCAGCAGCAATCTGCGAGCGCCGTCCAGCAGGTTGCCACGCGCACCGATGCGGCAAGCATCTGTTTGACCAGTGCAGCGTCGGCGGGAACGATTACATGGACGCCTCCTGGAGGGCAATTTGTCTATGTAACCGAAATTGATTTTCAGCGCGGGGAAAACACTACCGGCATTGGATCAGCAGCAGCGCCGACGACGGTTTCCATCAGCAATATCCAGGGTTCTCCTATTTGGGATATGGCTTCTGGACCTGTGACCACTCCGGGGATAAATGTGGAAACGTTCACTGTATCTTACCCGATGGGACTTAAATCGGCTGCGCCCGGAACAGCTGTGACGATCACACTGCCGACCATTCCGGCGAACACTTTTACTCGCGTCAACGCTTGCGCTTATTACGGATACTGAGGAAGCAATGTGGCCATTCAGATACGGAGCGATGGGACGTTCTCGATTGAGTATGAAGGCTCGTACTCTGGCCTCAATGTCCAAAAACCAGAAACCTTAATCTCCGACAAGGCTTCTCCTTCCTTCAACAATTTCATGTTGCGCAACGCGGAAATACGTTCGCGCCCCGCGCTCACGCAGCTCTATCCCGGACCTTCGACGTGGCAGTTGGGAATCTCTTCTTTCCTTGACATCAACGGAGCCACGCACGTTGTGATGTGGTCTGGGAGCAATCTCTATCAATTCGACCCGACACTTCTTCCAGGGAACCCGTGGGCACTCGTTGGACTCGCATCCCCTGGCGATATGGGAGTCAACACCGTAGCATACCGCTCTTTTGCAAATACCATGTGGTATACCAACAATGCATTTATCAGCACTCGCGGAACGGGAGGGGCAGGAGTCATTAATCCGTTCGTTGGTTACTGGGACGGAGTATCCTCCGCGCCGGTCTATACCCAGACATTCGGAGATGCTTCAACATCAGACAGCGTAGCCGGAATTTCACTGACCGACTCACCGACAGTTGGTGGTAGTTTACCGGGAGGGCCAACTGTAACCGGACCACTGGCCATCGGAGCGAATTATCTCGGGGAACTGAATAACTACCTGATTCTGGCAAACGTGAGCGTCAAGGATCAGGGAACGGGAATCATACGCAGTTACCCCAATTTGATTTGGTGGAGCGCGAACGGATTGCCTTTGCAGTGGGACCCAACGCAAAATACATCTGCTGGCTTCAATCCATTTCTAGATGTCTCGGATGCCATCACAGGTCTTGCGACACTAGGAATCGCTGGATATATTTTCAGGACCAACGGGATTTCTCAATTCAGCCCGACAGGAAGTGCGATTGCCCCTTGGGAATTTGACCACCTTTGGGCCAGCGACCACGGCATCGGCAATGTGCTGCCGTGGTCTATCGCGCAGTACGGTCCCAATGTGGCCTTTGTTTCTACGGATAATATCTACACGCTGAGCGTGACCAATTCTCAACCGATTGGAGGAGATGCCCGAGACGCGATTTTCGCGGACATAGCCACTGCTCCGTGGTCGCCGTTTGCCTGCATCGCGCCGTACTTCAAAAGCGGATATGTCTACCTCACTTATCAAATCTACATTCCATTCAACAACTACGTGCGCCTGTATGTGTATGCGTTCGAAGATCAGAACTGGTCAACATGGGACCTGGGAATCATCGGTAATCCACCGTTCCAGTCCATGACTTGCCAGCCGAATGTGGTGTAGCCGATGCCGATACCCACAACTCCGACCATCAACTCGCTGAGTCCTAATTCTGGAATTGCCGGGACGCACGTAAACATTGATGGGCTAAACCTGTCATCAGCATCAGTCAGATTCAACGGAGTAACAGCCGGTATCTTGGCTAGGACGGACACAAATATTCTCGTGTCGGCCCCGGCAAGCACGACTGGACCCGTAGAAGCCTTCAATAGCTATGGTCACAGCGGCGTCCTTACTTTTACCTATCTGACTGCTTCCGCGCCGACGATCTCCTCGTTGTCACCGTCGAGCGGACCAATCGGGACCATCGTTATAATTTCAGGAACAAATTTCCAGCCAACGCAAGGCGCAAGCACGGTGAAATTCAATGGGATTGCCGCCACAGTCACCGCGTGGTCGTCAACGAGCATCACCGCTGTAGTGCCACCGCTTACCACTACAGGAAATGTGATCGTTACGGTGGCGGGACTGGCGAGCAACGCAGAAACGTTCACGGTAACGACTCCCTCCGTTGGAGGATTAAATGGACCTCTCGGACTCTTACTGATTCCTGCGCAATCATTTCTCTCCCCGGTTGTTTACACGTTGGACCCTTCCAATTTCAATGACACTATGAATGGGGGGTTTTACTATTGGAAAGTAGAGGATGTGATAGCGGGACGCCAGCCAACAATTAATAGGATTTTCGTTTCGCACAGGGACCTTGGAATAGCCAGTGTCACAGCGATTCTTCAAGGCAACGACGATTCTGGGAACGTCATCAGCAACACCGCACCATTGACGCTGGGAACAGCAGCAGCATCGGGCCGCATTATAACTACTGTGTGGGACCAAGTGGCACTCACAGGGCAAAACTTACAGTTTGGAATCATCCGACCCCCGAATGGAGGGCCAGTCTCTATCACGAAAGTTCGCATGGAAGGTGAGGTAGAAAAGTAATGCGAGCACAACCTACCCTCCTCGGCAATCCCCGCAATCCAACGGACATCACCCGCTGGATTGAGCGCATTGCGCGTGTGCTGAATACGAACGTGTCGTTCGGCTCCACTATGAGCAACGCAGATGCGGACATGAACATAAGTTGCGCAAAGTTCCAGGGGACATCACCGGGGTCTGCGAATACAGACTTCACTCTCTCACATAGTTTGGGACGTATCCCCAATACCATCGTTGGGCAGGATACGAACAACGGAGGGTTGGTCTACCGGGGATCGGTGGCATGGTCAAAGACGACTGTGACTTTTCGCTGTACTACCGCCTCGGCGGGATATAACATCATCGTTAGTTGAGGGAGGAATTGTGAGCACTCCAAACATCAACTGCATCCTGCAAGCGGTTCTTGCGGTGCAAAACAATCTAATCTCTCCTACGCCGCAGATTGTCACGATTGATTTGGGGAATCCGACGCTCAATGGGACGGTTTTTTTCTACGAGCAATATATTCAGGCGACTACCACAGGAGTTGGGCAGGGAATGCCTGGGCCTGGAGGAATTGCCTATTTAGCCGTTGTGCAAAATCTGAGCACTAGCTCGAATCT